TAATATTTTGAGCGGCTTTTAGATCATTTGTTTTTGTTGGCTCAAATGGAGAGTTACCAGCTTCTAACCATCGCTTAAGAATTTCCCGATGGAAGTTAGCCAGCTCATAGCGGTCTGCTTTGGTCTTGCCGGTATTGATATCCTTAAATAATTTGTATCGCTGAAATTTCCCTGTTTCTGGATTTCTGAAAGAGTAGTAAACGAACCATTGTTTTTTTATATCACCGTCCGCGTCGTAAATCTCTGGTTTTTTATAGTTCATTCTTGTCAGCGCTTTGTCAGTGAAGACCGCTAACTTGCTGATTGTTAGCGGTCTATTTGTGGAGCCGGAGGGATTCGAAAAATCGTCTACCCTTAAAACAGGCTGGAAACGCGGTTTTTGATCGTTTTTCATAGGCTAAAATAGGGTGTTTTTAGTGTTTTTGTCAGTGGTTTGTCAGTGACAATTACCTTGGTTGTGTTATTGAAACAATGTTAAATACCTGTAGGCAATCGTCTAAATTAAGTTCAAAATCCGGGTAACGGTCCTTGTCTGGATTTAATGAATGGCAGGTTATAATTCCTTTTTCTACATCATGTTTAGTGATCCGTTTTGTAAAAATTCCATCCTTGTGAACGATTACGTAATCCTGGTATTTATGGATATGGAATTTACTTTTCCAGTAATGCCGCTGTATTACCCTGCCAGTAACTATGTACCCTTCTTTAATGGATTCGTCCGTCCCATTATTCATACTATCGCCTTCTACGATAAAAGCCCTGTATTTGCCTCTATACATTTTCGATACTACGAATGAATGCTTATCGAAGTTTTCTTTTAAATATGGCTCGTCGCTATAATGCTCTATGTAACCTGCCTGGGCTTTGACTGGAACTAATTCGACAATCATTATATATTGACCATGCCCGATATCAATAAAGTCCGATTCATTATCCGTGTGTTGTATATCTCCCGGGACAGCTTGAGTATCCGGTTCCGGTCTTTTGCCGTACTGTACCATACCCTCTTTAGGGGAAGCTAATAAATCAGTTTTATATCTGGGGCCTTTATCGAATAATAGCCAATCAAGATTATAGGTCGGGAAAGCTTTTGAAAGTAGGTTTAATGTAGGGGACTTAAATGAACCGGGATCGTCTGAGTTAACAATCTTTGACAGGTTGCCGGGGTCCATCTCCATGGCCCTGGCAGCTACCTTACTAGTTGTATATTCTTTCTTAATGGCGGTCTTTAAGTTTTCTAACATTAATGGATTTAGGAAATAAATTGTATTTTAAAGTTGTAAAATTGTGATTTTTAATGTATTATTGTAATACAAATTTAATCAAAGTAAAACAATTTAACTCATTTATGGAAATAGTACAAGAAAAATTAGTAGACAATAACTGGACAGAATTACTCACTGCATTACCAATTAAAGAGAAATGCCTAATTGTTACTAAGGATCAGTACAAAACATTACGCAATACAGCCACAAGGATACAAAAAAAGCTCTCGGTAAAATTCACTTTTAAGACCGATGGCGACCATGTTAAGATATGGAAGAAAGATAAAATTGTACTTTCCTAAAAATAATTGTAAAAAAATTTGCGCTAACTATTGTATAATTGTAATAAGTGTTGTATCATTGTACAACAAAATACAACAAGGCGATAAAAAGATGTTAAGAGTTATACATTCCAACATAGACAGAGTAGAAGAGCCGAAGAAAAAGAGGGTGCCACTTTGGAAAGATGAAGCAGCGCTGGCGAGGGGGTTAAGGGAGTTCATCGAGGAACACAACGCTAAGTTTAAAAAACAACTAAGTAAATAAAAACAAAGGGCAGCTATCCCGGAAAGTTCAGCCACCCTTTTAAATCAAATGATTATGAACGCAAATGTAAGAATTCAAAATCAAAGCTACGAACAAAGATTACATGTAGCTCACAAAAACCTTCGCCCGTCCAAATGGATCGTTGAAGATGTAGAACTAAACAGAGCTACCCAAACTGTTGATGTTTATGCCATACAAGAATCAAGCTTGCTTAAAACATCCCTAAGCGGTAACGATTGGAAAGATATCGAAATCCATGTTGAGGACTTAATGATGTACGTTGAGATAAACGGACTGAATGTAGAAGCATACGACGATTATGATCATACAGGCGAACATGTACAATCAGTTGTAAGTGTATCCCCTGAAGATTACTTGGCAGACCGCGCAAATCTTAAACTAGTAGCCGGAATGTACATCAATCAGAAGGGAGTAAGAGCATGATCTTCATCCCTTACACCCCAACAGAGTTAGCTATCAGAACTATTTATAACGCTGATATCCTTAAATCTGAAATAGGCGCCTTGATCCGCAAAGGATTTGACAGCGCAAAGACAAACATTGAAGCCCTTTCATTTATCAAGATAGCCAGGTTACACGGCTTTGAAGAAATGGCCGAGGAAATGAAAAACGATCTCAGATCGGAACTATCAGAAAACGCAGCTTAAACCTTAAACCAAATATGAAACTAGTACTAACCTTTTTCACAGCCATACTTTTAATAACGGCGCTGATCATGATGGCAGATCAAAACGTAATAAATAGACTTTACGCCCTTATTATCTGCTGTGTAATTATGCCCTCAACAGCTATCGTAATTAATCGTCAATTTTCTAAAGCACAAGAGAAATATGAAAAATTAAGGAGGGAACGCATCTAATGAAAACCTTTCAAATCTGGTGGAACCCGGCCAAAGGCTTACAAACAAACTCAAATACTCAAACAGTGAATACATACCGTAAGGATCGCGAAATAGAAAGATTAGAAGCTCAGATGAAAATGAGCGACAGGTTAAATACTATACTCATCTGTGCTGTTCTTTTCCTGCTTGCCGTGTATGTCTTTTTAGTAGCTAATCATACTTTATAAACCTATGGAAAACAAATCAAACCTAACAAAAGCAATACTGGCTGTAATGTCAGCAGTAAAAGGTATAGATAAAAGCATGACCGTTGGAACGGGTACCAATTCTTACAAGGGCGTATCTGATCAGGACGTGAAACAGGCTATCGGTTTAGAAATGCAAAAGAACGGCTTATGTATTATCCCGATCAGCACCGAGGCGAAAACACAAGTTGACCGCTGGGAAGAAACCAACAACTACGGAACCAAACAAAAACAGCAGGTTTTTACAGAAGTGTTTACCAAATACTTATTGCTTCACGAAAGCGGTGAAAGTATGGAAATATCCGGCTACGGTCACGGAGTTGACAGCCAGGATAAGTCAGCCGGCAAAGCTACTACCTACGCTCTTAAATACGCTTTGCTTTATACGTTCCTTGTTCCTACCGGGAAGATCGACGATGCAGACGCTGAGCATTCCGAAACTAAAGAAGTTCCTGCACCAAAGCCAGCAGCCAAACCAGAGCCAAAAGAAAAGCCGGAGTTACTTCCAGGTACCGAAGCATGGGATAAGGTGGTTGCTTATTTGCTGACAGATGGAGCAACGCTTTCTACGGTTGAAAAGAAGTACAACATCACATCTAAAAATAAAGGAAAACTTACTGAACAAGCATCGGAGGTATTAGCATGAGAAATTACATCGACGAAATGAATGAGCAGGAAATCGCTCAGCAGGAAACAGGCTTAAGCTTAGAGCTTAAAAACCTAAAGACCATTGATAAAGCAGGTATCAAGGATAGTGTTAATACGGTTATATCTGCTATTCAAGACGGATGGGCCGATAAGAAAGAAGCTCACGCCTTGGCCACTAAAGGGAAAGAGTATTTCTCTGAATTGGAAAAGAACTTGCGTCCGCTTATCGAAGCTGAGGGGGTAGCTAAAGACTATACTAATTCAGGTGTAAAGTATGCCGAGGCGATGACGGGTGTAAAATATGATTACTCCACTTGCGGGGATCTGATATGGAATGACCTGAACAGCAAAAAAACAGCTATTGAAAAAGACATGAAGAAACGGGAAGATTTCTTAAAGACAGTCACTACAAAAACAATTTCCGGTGATATTGAGACAGGCGAAGGATGGGAAGTGAGCCCTCCCGTTAAGTCTGGTAAGTTGGGCTTTAAATGTGAGATAGTATAATGGACAACTCATTAAACTCACTTAAAGTGATCTGCGACCAGATAGGTACAGCAATAGCCCTGGATATCGACAAGGACAACCCGAGCGAGATAATAGGCAAAATAAATGAGCTTACCTGCTTGCTGTCAACATCAAGTCACGCGGTAGCAGTTGCCGAAATGGTTTACAGCGAAAAGCTAATGAACCTCACCGAAGATAACCGATGGACTAAGCTAACAGCCACTGATAAGAAGATGGTATTCGCTGGCAGGGCCAAGGATGAGATCTACTACGTAACGCTAACAGAGCGCCAGAACAAAGCTTTAACACACTCAATAGATGGGCTTCGCTCAATGCTTAGCTATCTGAAATCAGAAGTAAATAATTTAAACTAAAATAATGGAAATCAAAGGTAAGGTTTACGAAGTAGGCCCAACAGTACAGGCAACTGAAAGCCTAAAAAAGCGGGAATTAATTCTTGAATACATCGAGAATCCTCAATACCCTGAGTATCTAAAATTCGAGACGGTAAACGATCGTTGCGCCCTGTTGGACAACGTAAGACCAGGTGATGATGTGGAAGTATTCTTTAACCTTAAAGGCCGTCCATGGACAGACAAAGCAGGAAAGAAATCTTACTTCAACAGTCTGCAGCTTTGGAAGGTAATCGCTCTTGCTGGTAATACACCAAGTTATACGCCACCGGCTGATTTAAGCGCGGCACCAGACGAGGATGATCTGCCATTCTAGTGAAAGCTAAAATCGACATAATCAGCAACGGGAAAGACAAACGTCTTTACGCTAAAAAAGGAGATGAATTATTTCTTGTTGCTGATCATGATAATACTTTAATAGTAAAACTAAAAAAGGGATTACCATTCCCAATTAATAAAGACAAGATAGAGTTTAAAAATGCAAGCTGAATATAACTTTTACTTAGACTACTCAACGCCAGCTATTCCAGTTAGGAAGAAGAAGCTTAAAAGGGGCGAGAGAGTTTTAACTAATGCTCAGCTTGCGAAATTATTAGAACTATGGGTGTCAGGCGTGCGGATGGATAACCTTGCCCTTAAGTACAATATTAAATCGTGTACAGTGAGTAAATACATATCAAATCATTACCTGGGCCTTATATCAGGTCCAAAGAAAATTATAACGGTACAATCATCCATTAACCAAGAGGAAGGAGGCACCAAACAAGCAGCATAAACCATCTACCTATCCATAAACAATTTAAAGAAAGGAGTTAACAGGCAAACAAAAATCTACCTAATAAATCACTAAAAAACAATACGAGCCGGAGGTCTCGAAATACTTAAAACAACAATTAAAAATAAGAAAAATAACTGATAATAACAAGCATCTACCTATTGAAAAACATAATATTTCATTAATAAAAAAGCTGGCAGCTTCCAATTACTGAAAGGGATAACTAACAGATTGTAGAACGAAAAAAGGAGGAAACTATAAAACAACTTAAACAACAGATACCTATGAGAACGTGTAATAAGAATTACAAAAAAGTCCTGAAAAGGATATTAAAACCAAAAAAATCAATGGCCAGAATACGAACGATCAAACCTCAATTTTGGGATGATTTAAAGCTGTCAAAATTGACAAGAGACGCTCGATTGCTATACATAGGAATTTGGAATTTTTGCGATGACCTGGGGGTGATACCTGCCGATCCGCATTATTCAAAATCTAAGGTATTCCCATATGATCAAATACAGACACAACAGTATGTAAAGTGGCTGGAAGAACTGCGGCAAAAAGGATTTATTAATCTGTTTTCACTTAAGGGTGAAGAATTTTATTATCTACCTTCTTTGTTAAGGCATCAACGCATAGACAGACCTAATTTTAAGGATGTTTTTGTAAAAAAAGAGGCTTTAGAAGCATGTTTAGGCACTTTCGACGATTGTTCGACGATTGATCTTGGAAGCATCGACGATGCATCTTGTCTGGAAAGGAAAGGAGAGGAAAGGAAAGTAATAGTAATGGAGAGTAAAGTACGTGAGCCGCTTTCGCTTTTTGATGAAGCTTTTGATTCCTTTCTTGAAATGAGAAAAAAAATAAATAAACCAGCTACTGAAACCGCTAAAAAACTTTTAAAAGAAAAATTAGAAAGGATGGCCGGCGGCGATGAAGCCTTAAAAATTAAAATTTTAGAACAATCTATTGTTAACAGTTGGCAGGACGTGTATGCGTTAAAAAACCAAAATTATGAATCAAGAAATACAAGCACACGCGGTAACTCTCAAAGCCTTGTTCCAACAGGAAGCGGCTTCGGAAATTTATAAACCAGTTTACGCTGAGGATATTACTTTGACTGAAAAGGAAGTAAAACAACTTTTGGATAAAATCAAAGCGGAAAAAGCTGCTCAAATCAACTCTGAGAATTATTTAAGAAAGCTCAGCCAGGAGAAAAAGTATGTTACTCCGACATTTCCAAAGCTTAAAAAAGTGCTAATAGATGAATTGGAAACCGTTTACGATTGGACTATCGACGAGTATAACGAGCAAGCAATTGAAATTTTATGCCGTTACTTCGCGATGGATGGGACTTTTGAAAGGATGGGATCGGGATTTTCATTTAAAAAAGGGTTCTGCCTTTATGGCCCGGTAGGATGCGGAAAAACAACGCTTATGCAGGTATTAGCTAGAAATACCTATAACCCGTATATCGTTGTTTCCTGCCGGGATGTTGCCAACGCTTACGCAAACAAAGACATTGGCCAGCAAGCAATAGCAATGTATTCTGAAATTAAGACGGTCAACAAGCGGGAATGGCTAGGAAATGAAACTGTAGGGGTATGCTTTGACGATTTAGGAACCGAATCGAATAAAAAGAATTTCGGAAATGAGCTTAACGTTATGGCTGAAATTATCCTGAACCGCTATGACAGTCACCTTTGCAAACAAAAAACCCACATTACAACAAATCTTTCAGCCGATCAGATAAAAGCCGAATACGGGACAAGGGTTTCTTCGAGAATGAGAGAAATGTTTAATGTGGTTGTTTTTTCTAACAATTCACCAGACAGAAGAAAATGAGCCATTACGTTTACCTCATGGCGTCCGAAGATCGCAAAAGCATTCACGCAGGATGGACCGTAGACCTTGAGAAAGCAATTGAGCAGTACAACCGGATTCCATCAATAAGCTGGCCGCAGAAAAAGAGCAACATGCTGGTTTATTTCATAGAGTATGGCAATCCCGAAGATGCTAAACTAGCCTTTGAGGAAGTAACCAAGTGGACGCTTGAAAAGAAGACCGAGGCGGTTTTAAGTCTCAATCCTGAGTTCATTGAACTGGTGCCCGGCGTTCACTTCGAGGTCAAAAAAGTGATTAAAAAAGATGAAAAAATCTTTGTAAATCCTTATAAAGTTCAACAATAAAATTGTATATTTAGTCTGATAATCAAATGATTACAAGGAAATTCACACAAGAAGAAGATCAATTTTTACGAGACAATTGCCTTACCATTCCAAAGAAAAGAATGTCTAAAATGTTATGCAGGAGTGAAGCAAGCGCAGGCAATAGAATGAAGCTTTTAGGAATAGTTGTTCCTGCCGAAGTTGCTCAAAGGTTTTTAAAAGAATCCTTCATCAAAAAAGGCACTAAGGCATTCAACAAGGGTAAAAGGATGGAAGATTTCATGTCACCGGATGCTATAGAACGCACAATGGGCACAAGATTTCAAAAGGGAGGCATACCGCACAATACCAGGAAAGCTGATGGAGTAGTAAGCATACGAAACAACAAAGGGATTCTGTCAAAGTGGATCAGGGTTGAATGTTCGAAATGGCAACAGCTTCACCATTACAACTGGTTAAAGGCCGGTAAGGAAATTCCAAAGGGGAATATCTTGATTTACAAAGATGGTGATCCGCTAAATTGTGAGCTTTCCAATCTGGAATGTATCAGCCGGACTGCAAACCTTAATCGCAACAAGCAGGGAACTACCGCAGCCGAGAGAATGACCAAGCGCTGGCGAAAAAAGAAAGATCCGGAATTCGCCAAAGAATTAGCCGAGGCTGAAAGGCTGAAAAAGAAAGAGCTTAAGAAAGCGGCCAATAAAAAGCGCAGGATTGAAACGGTGAAATTTGAAAAGCGAATCGCCAAGGTCCTGAAGCAAAAGCAAAAGATCGAGGCTAAGAAAAGCATCGAACTGATAAAGGTTCAAAAAGAACGCCAACAGGAAAAAAGATTTGAAATGAAACCTGTAGACCTCAGCAACCTGGAGCCGTTAAGAATCGATCACAAAACAATCGTCTACCTGAAGCCAGGGCAAGACAAACAAGCAGTAATTGAAAAATATTTAAACCGAGCAGTGAATTTTTAACCCCATGCTAAACACCCAACTATCAGATCAGCGCAAGCAAGAAGCTTTCCGCGACTTACAAAAGATGTTCATTCTGGCAAAGATGCTTGAACTAACAGCAGCCAATGAATTAATCGATTTGAGATTCAGAAAGCCAAGAGCCAACCAATTTGCCAAAAGAATACAGTCCGACATCAAAGCGGTAATGATGGAGCTTAAAACCGGAACCGTGATCTTGAAAGACAATGATGGCGAGTTTACCGAAGAATATTCTGCCAAACTAGGACAGATTGTAAATCATCAATTAGAAAACCTAATAGGACGCGATATAAGCGAGTTAAATTTTCTTGCCGACAACTTACACCTTGAAGGGGTTGAAGTTGAAGCAGAGGCGGCGTAAGTGAGCGAGAAAAGAAATCTAAACCTTAAAGCATATATGAGTTTAAAAGTTGCTACGGTCTGTAGCGGTATTGGTAGCCCTGAAGTGGCGATAAACGAATTAGGCATAGATCATGAAATTGTATTTGCCTGCGACATTGACAAGTACGCCAGATCTTCTTACCTGGCAAATCACAAAGCCGGAATGATGCTTACCGATATGACCAAAGAAGATTGGATAGGCGAGCAGTTTTACAGTGATATTTTTATAGGCGGCATCCCTTGCCAGGCATTCAGCTTAGCCGGTAAACGTTTGGGGGAGCTTGATAAAAGAGGTTTGTTGTTTTATGATTTTTTACCGGTACGTAAAAAATCAGCAACCAAAAGTTTTTATAATTGAAAACGTAAAAGGCCTATTATCTGACAATAACGGCAGAACATTCCAGAACTGGTGCCAGCTATTAGGGCAAAGCATGAATACGCACTACAACATGTTTAATCATGAAGATAGTTTGCTTTATAACCTACACTATACCGTTCTAAACTCCAAAGATTACGGGGTGCCCCAAAATAGAGAAAGGGTGTTTTTAATCGGAATACGCAATGATCTACCGAACACCTTCAGGTTTCCAAAGGGTGAGCGTTTGAAATTAAGGCTTAAAGATATTTTAGAACCGGCTGTTGATGAAAAATATTATTTGAGTGAAAAACTTATTAATGGCTTTTTAAACCATAAGGATAGACATTCTGAAAAAGGGACAGGGTTTATTTTTAGCCCAAAAACAGGCGATGATATTGCAAGTTGCCTTCGGGCTAATGCCGCACTTTGTCCAACTGATAACACAATCCTTGAAGATAGCGTTTTAGTTTCAAAAGAACGCCGTACCGAAGAGGCAAAAGCACAAAGAAGGGCAACCGGCTCAAACGATTTCAGGGGTAAAGAAATAACTTTTGAGCCCTCAGTCGTTATGAATTGTTTGCAGACCGGGTTAACTAATGATCATTTAATTATGGTTAAAGAGGCAACCGTAAAAGGTTACGCAATAGCCGGTGAGGGTGATAGTATCAACTTTTTGCATCCAAATAGCGAAACCCGAAAAGGCCGCGTGGGTAAGGGTATCGCCAATACCATAGACACGGGGTGTAATCAGGCGGTTGTTGTGAGTGAACTTCAGGTTGTGGGCAATTTACCGGGGAATAACGAAATGAGAAGTCGTGTTTATTCTGATAATGGGTTAAGCCCAACAATAACGGCAAAGCAGGGCGGTGGCCATGAGCCTAAGATTACTACACAGCGACGTATTAGAAGATTAACCCCTTTAGAGTGTTGGCGTTTGCAGGGATTCCCTGATAGCTATTTTCATAACGCTGCAAAGATCACTTCAGATAGCCAGCTTTATAAACAAGCTGGGAATTCTATGACAACAAAGGTCATGAAAGCAATTATCGGTAATTTATTGCCGGTCCTGAATGAAAATAAAGTTGCATGTTAAAAGCATCGACAACGCCCAAACGCGGTGCTCAATTCACCCACCAGGGTAAAACAGTATATCTAAACAACATAAAATCAAATGGACTATATCTTGTTTCTTCTGATCCGAAACTTGGACTTGACGCTGAGTATTATGAGGTGGATGCTGATGATTTAAGAAAGGCGTTTAAGGTAGTAAGGCCGATAGGTAAAGGAAAGCCAAGCAAAGAAAAGCTCGACAAGGCTAAACAGGTAGCCAAGTTCTTTGAAGAGCAGATCCCGCGAATTCCGGGCTGCTGCGAGAATTGCAAAAACCCTTTCGGCTTTGTTCCGGAGTATAAATTAAAATGGCTAATGGCTCATATATGCCCTAAAAGAAGTATTGAAAGCGTAATGTGTGAGCCGGAAAACCTGATGTTCGTTTGTTACGATTGCCATGCGCAATACGATAAAATGCTGTCAAGTGAAATAAAGCTTATGCCTGCTTATCCGCTGATCGTTCAGAGGTTTGAGAGATTCAAACACTTAATACCTAGGGAAGAGTACAAAAGCCTGCCGGATTATTTGCTGGAGTTGGTTTGATATTTTTTAGAATCCTCTATGAGTTTAACACCAAGTTCTTTTAAGGCTTTACGAGCTAAGCGTTCATCCTTAATAGTGAATTCACGACCAGCAAGCCCATTAAGTTTAGCGCTCAGGTAATTATCGGCCTTTGAATTATTAGGCCACATTCTAAAAGCAAGTTGCGATAATGAAAAATCCTTTTGTGTAAGGAGGTATTCTTTAAAGTCCATTGTCCAAATATACGAAATAAAAGTCAATAAAAAAATTTACAAATACATTTGATATTGTAAATAATTAAGTTTACATTTGAAGTGTTAATTTTTTATAAATCAACATGAATAAGTTTGAAGTTGTTTCTTTTGATGAAGGCGCTTTGATGATGCCACAAGCGACTAACGCTATATCTTTTTTCCGGTCGCTATATTTTAAGCACATGCCGGAGGAGTTAAACAAATCTGTTTGGATAGCTGGCGGTGCTGTAAGGGATTACTTCAAGAAATCAAAAGTTAAAACCGATGTAGATTTCTTTTGTGTTGATCGCAAATCAATGGCCGACCTGGTAAAGTGGTTGCGCAATAACAGAAGCTTCAAACACTATCTAATTACTAAAAATGCCATCAAGGGCTATGTAACCGTAGGTGATAAGAAATTTAACGTTGATATTGTTAAAAAGCCTTTTACTAATCCTACCGACAGTATCGAGAAGTTTGACTTCACCGTATGTTGCTTCGCTGTAAATCATGAGAATTTTTACTTCCATGTTTCCGCTCCGATGGACTTGCTTAAACAGAAGTTAGTTATAAACGAACTGCCGCATCCGGTCGACACCCTTAAAAGGCTTAACAAGTATATAAAGAAAGGATTTTCGGCTTGTAATGGTACGCTTATGACTTTGGCTAAATCCTTAGCTGAGCAAGACCCTACAGACGAAAGTATTTTTGAATTTTACAAGTTTGATTAACCCCCTAAAAGGTAATAACACCTAAACAAGATAAATAGATTATGAACAGATTTTTAATCGAAGCCGTGGCATACATGGCAACTGCTCAAGCAGGAGCCGAAAAAATGAATCGTGATTTAAGGGAGCGTTATCATGATAAATGGGAAAAATCAAAACAGCTTCCCCGTAAGGCAAAAAAGTTAATGAGGAAAGATGCTCTGTTAGATTTAGCCTTTGCTCAAGATGTGGTTTCGACCACGCACCAAATGTTCGGATTTTAACCCCAAACCCTAAAACTTTATGCTATATGGCATAGGTTTCATAAAAGAGAAAAAATGAGCGACAAAAGCACTTTGGAAATACTTGACGAAAAAGGATGTTTAGATGATTTGATGGCAAATCCTTCTTTACTTTTTTGGGTAGAAGATGCTATGGAAGCCTACGCAGCCCAAGCCTTAGCGGAGTTGCAAAAGGAAAATGAAAGGCTGAATGGATTAATAACCCAATTTATTCACGATGAAACTCAAAACGAAAGAAAATGAGCAAAGAAATACCAAATAGCACCGAACTAATAGAATTGTGTGAGCAATCATTACAAGGATATAAAGATGAGTTGAAACGAAATGGATTACCAAACGATGTTGACGAAAGTAATTTCAATGTTGGATTTATGAACGGGTTTTATGAAGGCAGACATTCTTTATCCGATAGAACTGAGCAATTGCAATCAAAGTTAGCGGAGAGGGAGGAAGATAGGTGGTTGCCAATTGCCCAATATCCTAAAGATAATCCGGTCGTGGAAAGGTGGCATAAAATATATAAATGTACCGTATCTGTTAAGCATAGACGAGCATACAGCGACCAGTGCGAATGGATAACAGGAACCCTTGACAATACATGGCCGGAGGAAGCTTTTGCGCCATTCTTTAAATCATTACCAACACCGCCAAAAGATTAAATTATGGAAAAGACAGTAGAAAATAAATTTAAACTTTTTGCTCAATATTGGGGACAGGAAGTATTAAAGTATGAAAATTCTGAAAATGATAAATATTGGAATAAGCAAATATACCAAGTAGATTCTCACAACATCACTTGCAAACATCTTCAACTTTCACTTCGCCCATTATCAAGCATTACAGATGATGAAGCTATTGAGGTCTGTAAAATATCTTATTTGGCTACAATCGGAGTTCTACCAATTGAAAATAATGAGCAGCACATTAAAACAGGCAAATGGCTGGTATCCGATACTAAATTAATACCATTAAATGCGACAGATTACCTCCGTTCAAAAGGTTTTGCCCTTCCTTACATGGGGCTATCAGTAGAAAAACAGATTGAATATGGTTGGATTAAATTAACACCCCACCCCAATGGAACAAAATAGAATTATAGCGGAATTTTTAGAGTTAGAAGAGGGATGGCCTCACGAAACTGATAAATACGGATATCACCAGTGCGTTGATGGGTTCAATATTCCTAATCATATTAACTCTGATATGCATAGGGGCGATTTGGATATACATCAATTTAAAATAGATCAGCTAAAATATCATACCTCATGGGATTGGCTTATGCCAGTTGTAGAAAAGATCGAGAGTTTAGGGTATAATGTTGACATTGATGGGGAAAGTTGCGTGATAATTTTAACTCTTCAACCATTAAAACTGATTTGGAACCATGAATCCGACACCAAACTTTCAGCCGTTTACACCGCTTGCATCAAATTTATAAACTGGTATAACACGCAATAAAAATGAAAATTATAGACATGAACCGGATACGGGAGACATTACCTAAAATGAGTTACGTGCAATTGAGGCGTAAAAAAGGGATGCCTTATATCTATATTGATATTGCTAAAACGTCAATATATGGGAAAATAGCACGGGAAAAGGAGGAAGAAATAGAAGTGGTATTCCAATCTATGCGTGCAATAGTCGGCAACGAGAATGTTTATGATTTTGACATTTATAATAATGGTAACCAATTGGAATTATCGCTTAAGAGAGATAGATATGAATTTATAAATCTTCTTGATATTGACATTGATGGCTATACTGCCATTTGGTAGAATTTGTTAAGGACGTAAACTAGTATAACAATGGGAAAGAAAAAACTAACGATTAAGGATGCCATTTATAGGTATTTAAATAGTAATCAGCTTGACAAATACCGTTGCATGAAAGAATTGGGCTTTGACTTTAGGCAGTTTGATAGCCTTGATTTACATTCCTTGAATTTAGAGTTTATGAATTATATCAAAGGTAATAATCTACAGGACGAGTTTATTAACACCCTACCCGAAACAAACATTAAAAAATAAGGAGATGAATAAACCGGAATTATTAGAACTTGAAGTAAATACGCCAGACGGCAGAGGTGAAATATTATCACTTCACCCCAAAGGTGTTACTGTACTTATCCATCGCAAGGGGCACCAACAAGTTATGAAAGGTAGACAGCACGGTGCCGAATTACATTATTTCTACCCTTACGAAGATGTTGAGATAATTAAAGGGCAGTATAATTTCAAGGATTAACCCCTTATCATCCATAAACAAGCAACAAAAGATATGAAATGTACCAAATGTGGTTCAAGTATAATGCAGGTTATGCTTCATAGAACAGCCCCGAAAGGACAAATACCTGCCGATTGGATGTGTATGCCATGTATTCAGAAACATGAGCCTGAATTGGCTAAAAACATCAAAAAAGACGATAAAGTATTAACTGATCTCAACGATATATTTTATGGAACAAACCTTTAAAAATTACATCGTTAAGGATAAGGTAGCTACGCCGGAAAATCCGTTTGTGACCAACTACGGAGAAACATTTGTTGAAATGACTGGCTCTTATATCGAATGGCAGGATTTCGAGCAATGGAAACAATCCAACACCTACGCAACGGATGCACCAGATGGAACCTACCCTAAAGAGTGGTTTAATCCGATCAAACAAGTTTTCAATTGGACTTATAAAACATGGGATAGCTACCCCAATATTGAATATCTTATTCAGGACGAAATCGAAACCCGTGATTTTTTGGAGTTCAAACAACCATCAAAACAGGCGGGAGGGGGAACGGTAGAAGAAGCTGCTGAAAAGTACGCCAAAGATCAACAAGGGTTTTATGGCGATCAAGACATTATGTATTCATCTGACGCTTTTAAAGCGGGCGCACAATGGCAATCAACCCAATTCCAGGAACAACTTAATGAGCTTCACACCATGTTGGCCAAATCAGTAGTAGACGCGGATCAGTATAATACTTTGTCGCTTAAAATCATCGAAATAAAACAATCTCTTAATACCTAAAGATACGAAAAATAATTCAATTAAACCATTGATAATTAGCGAAATAACTTTGATTATTCGGATTATTTTGCTTAAATTAGATGTATAAAATATGGAAGAATACATACTTTCAGCAGCCATTTATTTTAACGATGGCAAGGAATATCCGGGTCAGCCTAACAATATAAAAACAGGCTTTGTGGTTACAGGTCGGAGGCATCACAATTGCTACGCTACATTGGCGGCAGTTGGCAAGGCTTTGGATCTCGAAGAAAGGGCTTTAGTCTCATTTGAGAGGATAGACCGAGATATACAAGGCTTTGTTACCAATATCGACAGGTTTGTTGATCGTAGACAGGGATGGTTAATAGCCATTAAAGCTAATCAAGTTAAAAAAGTTCCCGATGATGTAAGTGAGGGTAATATTTTATTTAGTGAGGATTTATATTAATGCCCCGCAAACAAACCATATCACCTGTTCAGCTTCAGGTCCTTAAAACCTTAAAGGAAGGGGGAAGAATGTTAGTATACATTACTGGCGATTGTTTCTTAGATACTAAAGATGAAACAGCGGATTGGTTTAAGCCCGAAACGATGCGGATATTAAAAGAAGCAGAGTTAATAAAAATAGTAGAACGGCCAGCCATAGGTACACATATCTACGGCTTAAGCCAAAAGGGAATTGAAGTATTAAAGAAATCAGCGTAAATGAAAGAAACAGAACCTAATCACAAAGACATTACAGAGCAACATGCCGAAAAGCAAATTGAAAAGAAAACTGTTTTAGTCGGCTCCAAAAAGCTAAGACCAGGCCACAAATGTTTTGAAATAAACATTTTCACGGAAGAAGTTGCTGAGGCAAAGTATGAAGCGGTAGCTCATTATCATTTGAAGTTCAAAAGAAAGATCATCATAAAGATCGGCCACGTTTATGTCAATGCTCTGAATGCTAAAAACGCCCTTAAAGTTTATTACAGAGATTACGCCCAACTTAGAAATGACGCTCGAAGAATACAAAAAGCTTCCTAAACCCAACAAGAAAATAAAGGGTGCCCGTAAATCAGAACAGGACGGAATAAAGTTCGACAGCCAGTTAGAGAAGTACATGTATAACCTTTTAAAAGCTTCGGGAATAGAATTCGAGTTTCAAAAGGTATTTGTCCTGCAGCCGGGATTTCGTTACAGGGGAGAAGCAATAAGGCCGATCAAATCAATAGTTGACTTTTGGTTGCCTGCCTTTAATGTGATCATCGATACGAAGGGATTTTCAACTAAGGACAGCTTAATAAAATTCAAATTGCTAAAGCGGTATTTATGGGAGAATGGCCCAGTTGATCCGACCGATTGTTTCCCTGAAATCATTATGCCCAAGAATAAAAAAGAGTGTGAATTAACTTTAAATAAGATTTTATATAAACAAGCAAGTTAAACTTAAATCAATTTTATGCAAACTATCATTACAGAAATCGAGAACCAAATCAGAAACAGAGAAGAAAATCTTCGTTACCAAAAACAAGACGCTGAACGTAATCAGCTAAGATTAGCCGAAGATCAGGAAACGGTTAAAAGGCTAAAGGAAGAACTGGAGGTTCTAAAGAAACGCTAATTATTGGGGCTTAACCGCCCCTTTATATTTTAAGATTTTATATACAAAGAAAACAGCATGAATAAAGACGTATTAGCCCACAAAATTTATAACAAATACTGCGAGTCGGTAGGGGGTAAGGCATTTAACGGAGATCCGCTTCCAAAAGCAGAAGAGTTCTTTAATGACCCGGCAAAGCAAAAGCAAGCCGATGCTTGGCGAGAATCCACAAAGGAAATATACGAGCTATTATTAGCTACAACTCAAAACCTGGGGCACCCTGCGTATGGTTTAAGTTCGTCCACGACTATTGGGATTGATGAACTACGTGAACGAGCATTTGATTTTTTAGAAGTCCCAAAAAGGTAATCTATTCACCTAAACAAGCAGTATGAATAACGAGAACGTCCTTTGTTTCTTTAGATACAAGAATCATCCAGTAGTAATTACTGAAATAAGTAGATCATTTTATGAATCATTGAGGCGATGGATAATAAAAGGGGTAGCTACTGAACTTACTGAAATCCAAATCATAAAACCTAAACAAGCAAGCTGAAAGAATGAAGCCTCCGGATGTTTTAATAATCGGCTGCGATACACCAAAAACCGCAGAAAAAGTACAAAACCTATTCGATTTAGCAGAATGGGCATACAAGTACCAGGATAAATACATCATGCGCAGGTGTATTGAGCGAATAAAAGAGATTGCAAATTTTGATAATTATATTTTTTCTACCAATTAATTATTAATTATGAAATCAGGTCACGGGCCAAGACAAAGAGTTTTGAAGATATTATAATTAATAACCTTTTTACCGACATCGGCAATATGGTAATTGCAAGTAAAAACTATTTTACTATTTGACAAGTTTGTTTTACATATTGTCGAAGATTATTATTATATTTGGTAAGTATACAAGTATCAAAATGCCAGCAGGAAGGCCAAGAACATTTACGGTTGAAGAATTCTCTCAAGCATGGGATGATTATTTCAATTGGGTTGATAATAACCCCTGGTATAAGAACGAAGCTATTAAAGCCGGTGAGAATGCCGGAATGATCATAAAGATACCTACAGCCAGACCATATTCTGAGATCGGTTTTTGTGCTTACAATGATTTAGGGGAGCATTATATTAATCAACTTGCCAAGTCATTAGAGGGCAGAGAAGATGAAGAAAGCCAACAATTTTCGTATATCTTAACACGGGCACGGGCAAAATGTAAAAGCCAAAAGTTTGAGGGCGCTGCTGTTGGAGCCTTTAATGCAAATATCATAGCAAGGGATTTGGGTTTAGCTGATAAGAACCAGGTCGATCATACAACGAACGGGAAGGATATAGTTGCGATAAGGGTTGTTGATATAGATGGATCTGAAATTTAAGACATTCGAAAAACAACGTACCGCACTCAGACGGTTAAGAGATAATTCCACTAACGAGGTTTTATATGGTGGTGGTGCCCGTGGTGGTAAATCATGGCTAGGCACAGGATGGGTGATAATGGAATGTATTCAAAAGCCTAAATCATCATGGTTAATTGCAAGGGAAGAACTTACCAAACTTAAAGATACTACACTAATAACCTTTTTTAAGGTCGCTTCTGATTTGGGCATAAGAGATCAGTTTGATTACAATGCTCAAAGCAATACCGCTATATTCACCAACGGTTCAATTATCTTTTTCAGGGAATTAAAATACATACCGTCCGATCCCGAATTTGACAGGATTGGATCTTATGACCTTACCGGTTGTTTTATCGATGAATCGCAGCAGATACACCCAAAGGCAATAAGTGTGTTACGTGGTAGGTTCTCAGTGTTATCTGGTGAAGGATGGAAAACTATCCCTAAATCATTATATACCTGTAACCCGGCAAAAAATTGGATCTATACAGAATTTGTAAAGCCAGAGAAGGATAATACATTGCCATTTCACAGGGCATTTATTAAATCACTTGCAACAGACAATCCAACGGTATCGCCTGACTATATATCCAACTTAATGAAGTCGGATAAAGTTACAAGGGAAAGGCTTTTACATGGTAATTTTGAATATGACGATGATCCATCGGCCCTAATGTCATTCGATAAGATAACAGACATTTTTACCAATTCATTTGTACCTGGTGGCGAGAAATATATAACGGCAGATATTGCCCGTTTCGGTGGTGATAAAACGGTTATCGGTATCTGGGATGGGTTAAGGCTTATCCATGTAGAAACAATGGCTAAGAACAGCGTTACGCAGGCAACGGAAGAAATTATAAGATTAGCAGGTAAATACCAGGTGCCTATATCCAATATTATTTGTGACGAGGATGGTGTAGGAGGCGGTTGCGTTGATATCCTAAACTGTAACGGATTCGTAAACAATAGCACAGCTTTACCTAATCCCGAAACAGGCGAACAGGAGAACTACAACCACCTAAAAAGCCAGTGTTATTTCAAGTTGGCCGAACTGGTGAACGGCAGCAAGATTTACCTGAATATAACGGACATTTCAATAAAATCAGACCTGATCCAAGAGCTTGAACAGGTTAAACAGCATAACATGGATAAGGACGCCAAGCGGCAGGTTATTCCAAAAGATAAAGTAAAAGAGATATTAGGCAGATCACCGGACATTTCCGATATGGTAATGATGCGTATGTGGTTTGAGTACAGACGTGAAAGAGTATTTTATATAGCATAATATGGCGTGGTGGAATAATGTGAAAGGGGTGCGTATGGCGTCCGAACAGGAAAGTAAAATGCTTGCAGAAATTGAAGGCATTAAAGCTCAGTTACAAACGGGAGTATTGCCGAAAGACCAGGCGAATCTACTCAATCAGATGGTTTACTCATTCTTTAACAATGGCGGTGTAAGCTATTTGCCTTATAACTCGCAAACCTACGTTAAGGAAGGGTACATGAGTAATGAGATCATCTACTCGATTGTAACCCGTATTCTTGACAAAAAGAAGATAGCGCCACTGGAACTATTAAAAAAGGTTCCAGATCAAAAGAGCGCATTGCTTAAGTACAAATCATTTAAGTACGACAGCAAGCCAACGAGCCAGGCAATGAAATCTTCTTTCAGGAAGAAAGCTTTGGAAGAAATTGAAAAAGGCGATCTTAACGACCTGCTTCAACGGCCAAACCCACAGCAAAACACGGAAGAGTTTATTGAAGCCGCTGCCGGTTTCTGGAACCTCTGTGGGGAGGTGTTTATTTATGGCGTATCACCAGAAAATGGCCCGAATGCCGGATGCTTTAAAGAACTATATGTACTGCCTTCTCATTTGGTTGAGATTGTTCAGGGTGACGTATTTGAGCCGGTAAGAGGGTATAAGCTTTTAATTGGTGAGCAGAAAATAGAAATCCCCGCGGCTAATGTATTACACATGAAGCGTTGGAATCCGTTTTGGGATTTATCCGGCACGCAATTACGCGGCCAATCACCATTAAGGGCAGGAGTAAAGCGTTTAGCGATTAATAACAAGTCAATTGATTTCCGTGGAGGTGCTTTAGAAAACGGTGGTGTAGCCGGACTGATCACGCCAAGGGATGAAAAGACAAACTGGCAACCAGGGCAGGTTAACGCGATTAACGATAAGGTTAAGGATAAGATACTAGGATCAGACAACGCAAACAAGATCATTGCTTTCTCGCAGTCGGTTGATTATACGCAAGTCGGCATGTCACCGGTTGATCTGCAGGTTTTAGAAGGGATGCGCGACGATGTACCGGGGCTTTGTGGTTTGTGGGGTTTCCCTCCAGTGTTATTAGGTTATAAGGACGCAACCTTTGAGAACCAGGAGAAAGCGCAAAAGGCTTTGGTTTCCAATATCTGTTTGCCGTTCTATAACAACTTTGAAAACAAGTTAGTCAATTGGCTAATGCCAGCTTATAACAAGCGGGATAAATGCGAATATGTAGTTGATTTTGATACTACGGTTTTTGCAGAGCTTCAGCCGGACCTTAAACTAATCAAAGAAGTATTTGGCAACAGCTACCAGGTGAAAGGAAACGAATACAGGGAAATGATCGGCCTTGAAGAAGATCCCGACATGGATAAGTTTTTTATCCCTAACAACCTTATGAGCTTAGATGAATTCAATTCAGTTGATCAACCTATTGATCCAAACGCACAGCAAGATTATTAATGCCATCTGATAAACACATATCAAGAGTATTCGCTCAACGTCACAGGCAGTATGAGAAGCGCTCACAACGTGCTTATCTAGCTGCCTTAAACGCCCAGGTAAACGAGGCGGCTAAGCACCTGCCTAATATTGTCGCGTTCACCAATGCGATCAACAACTTATCACCCGAGCCGGTAAAAATCGCCTTCCAGAAATGCTACAAATCTATTATCCTTGACGCAGGCGGGCAGCAATTAGCAGAGCTTCACCGCAACATCGGGCAAAAGGGCGTGTTTGATACGTCTTTCTATAAATCAGACTGGATAAAGAGGCTTAAGGATTGGTACGATGAACACGGAGGCAACAGGGTAAAGGAAATCACCGAAACTACCAAGCGCAGGTTAAGAGACGCATTAAAAAATAGTTATACCGATAATGAAGGAATGAGCAACCAGGAGCGGGCAAAGCTGATCTATGACGAAATATCCGATCCGGATTATAATAGATACCGCTCGCTAGTGATTGCGCGTACAGAGGCCACAACAGCCGCGAACCTGGGCCATTCTATTGCAGCCGATAGTTTATCAGACAGGCTTAACATGAAATTGGAGAAAAGATGGATTCCGACCATTGACAGCCGTACCCGTGACGCGCACGAATTAATGCTACTTTCACCTACCATCGATAAGGATGAATTGTTTGATGTAGGAGGGGAGTTACTGGCTCAGCCTGGTGATCCTGCAGGAAGCGCAAGAAATGTAATTAACTGTAGATGCAGGGTTGTTTATACGGTGGTTAGAAATTCAAGCGGTAGGATCATGCCGAATGAGTTAGAAAGCATCAGCGTTTAGGTTACTCATGTTTGATTTAAGGCTTTGAATTAAGTTCCTAACTTTCGTATCGGCAAAGATAAATTCCTTTTCATAGCGTTTGATTGCCGCCTTCTTGCTTTCGAATGGAAGCTTTTTCACTTCATCATGAAGATAATGGCTATATCCTTCGGATATCTGGTAAACGGAGCCGCCGCCATCCATGGTGAGATCATAAACCCTGTATCTGTATTTACCGTCCTTAATATCAACCGCTATGGTGTAGTTAAAATAAGAGTTGGTATTATAACCAAATCCGGCTTGAAATAGCTCTGATCCTTTACCGATCAATTGATGGCTTACTCTGTCGTTAACCCTTAATACCGATTTTGAGTTATTAAATGTATTTGCAAACCATGTCTGAGCAAGCGTAAAGAGCCTATCTGCGGATGCTGTTGAATCCTTGATTACAACAACTTCTTCATAGACTATAGCACTATCTTTTAAAGGGAGTTCTATTTTTTGCGCCTTGGCGAACAGAGGTAATAAGAATAGGATAAGGATAAGTTTCTTCATATAACAAATAAGAGCGGACTAATATAGAAAGGTTTAATTAATCTACTCAATTTTTCTTCAATTTAACTCTTTCGTATATAAACTTACAGCAACCCATACTCAAAGCGGCCCCGGTAATAACGTAGTATTTGCCAAGCTTGACCATTAACCGGCCATTCCTACCAACGTAATGTTCGCTTATTTCTTTGAATTCCTGTTTACTCATTCGGGACCTAAAGATAAACAATAGAAAATTATCTGCCTAATATTATGCCAAACGTCATATATAGCATATTTAAACTATGTAAAAAATATTTTACATTTTGTATAGTTTGTTTGACATTAAATACTTATATTAGTATCAGATTTTGTGAACGAGATACAGCGAGATAATGAATTTTAAGCAGTTTGCGCAGGTCGTAGATGATTTAGAGCCAAAGCAGGGTATAATTAAAGCTTATGCCAACGCTTATAATAATGTTGATAGCGATAACGACATATCGGCACCTGGTAGTTTTACCAAAACAGTAACAGAAAACTTTAAAAGAATTAGGGTCCTTAAAGACCACAATTCTACTATTACTCTTGGCGTTCCAAAAGAACTAAACGCCTCTGATCCATACGGCTTAAACACTATTACCCAGTTCAACATGAACAAAGAGGTAAGCCGGGATATGTTCACCGATATACAACTAATGAAAGAGAACGGCCAGAACGCTGAACTTTCTATTGGTTATTCAATCGTTTCACGGGATCAAAAAGACAAAAGAATTATCAACGAGTATAAGCTTTACGAATATTCGTTTTTATCAAGCTGGGCGGCTAATCCATTGGCTATTGCAACCGATCTGAAAGGCTTAAAAAGTCCAGCATACCTTATTGAGCTATTAACCAAAGCTTACAACATGCCCTATTCGGATGGTAAGCTTGAGCAGATAGAAAAAATCTTAAAATCACTCACCGAAGAGCCGGGCCGAGACACCACTCAGACAGTAGAGCCGATGGAGTTAAGTAAATTATTTAAAAACGCTTTCAAACTAAACTAAAACAGTGGAATTAAAAGAAGTAAAAGACCTCTTAGACGAGGCATCAAAAGAAGTAAAAGACGCGGCAAAGGATGCTGGCGCAAAAGCGAAAGAGGCAATTGATAAAGCTGGCGAGGCCATCAAAGGCTTAGAAGGCAAGGCTGATAAATCAGATATCGACGCTTTAAAGGAAAAGCTTACCGAAACTCAGGCTCATGCTGACGCTTTGGATATCAAAATGCAAAAAGCAGGTTCTAAACCAGAAGGTGAGAAATCATTTGTAGACCATTTAGGAGAGCAATTGACCGCTGTTAAAGAGCAATTAACCACTTTAAAAGGCACTAAAAAAGAAGGTGTTCAATTTGAAGTGAAAGCGGCTACAACCTTTACAATCGGTTCAAGCTACTCAGGCGGTACTTATAACCTGACTTCTTTCGATTCAGATTTCGCACGTATTCAGCGCAGAAAGCCCTTCTTGCGTCAATTGGTGCGTGTTGTACCTACAAGCAAAATGTATATTGCATGGGCTGAGCAATCCAATCCACAGGGCGCACCTGCTCCAACTGCTGAGGGCGCGGCTAAACCGCTGATCAGCTTCCAGGTTGTTGAGCGTACTGCTAAAGTTGAGAAGATCCCTGCGATATTTAAAGTATCTAAGGAATCACTTGATGATATCCCTTTCTTACAATCAGAGATCAACACCGAGTTAAAAGAGCTTATCGACCTTAACTTCGATACTCAAATATTAAGCGGTGATGGTACTTCTCCAAACTTGAAAGGTATCTTAACTTTTGCGATTCCTTCATTTGCTGCTCCAACTGGTCTGGCGCTTAACGTAGTTGCTCCAAATAACTATGATGTTATCCTGGCGGCTGTTACTCAGGTTGCCCTGGCTAACTTCACACCTAACTACGTGCTAGTTAACCCTGCTGATAAGGCAATGATGCAATTGGCAAAGAACACACAAGGCACTTATGTATTGCCTCCATTCACTACCGTTAACGGTGTTGAGGTTGCAGGTGTTCAGGTTATCGAAAACAGCGGTGTTACTGCAGGTTCATTTGTTGTTGGTGACTTCTCTAAAGCTAACCTTGCCATGCGTGAGGAAATCGGCATCCAGATTGGTTACGAGAACGATGACTTCACTAAGAACTTAGTAACTATACTTGCTGAGATCCGCGCGGTACAATACATCAAAACTAACCACCTGAATGCGTTTGTTAAAGGTACTTTTGCTGCTGCAATTACTGCCTTAACTCACCCATAATCTCAGGGGAGTAATTTAATAACTAGCCCCTGTTAAGATTGTTAGCAGGGGTTTTTAATTAAACCAAAGATGCCAAGAATAGAACTTACAAAAGACTTTGCCGGATTGCCTAAAGGCCATATCACCGGAGAAATGGACAACCATACCTGTAGTACAATAGTGCGTGACGGTAACGGAGTGTACTACAAGGAAGAGAAAGAAAAGGTAGTTACCAAAGAACTGAAGGTTTCTAAAAAAACAAAGTAATGTATAATTGGGAGATCACAGATACCACAAACTTTATTGAGCCGGTAACGCTTGCCCAGGCTAAACTTTACTGCAAGATAGATGATGATTATACGCACGATGATGATGTGTTTAACAATCTGATCCCGGCAGCAAGGGAAGCGGGAGAACTGGAAAGCGGTTTAGCTTTTGGCCTTAAGACGGTAACGTTTACCGCCAATGATCAGCACGACTTTCCGATGTACCCTGTAAGGCAGGTGATCAGCGTAAAAGATCAATACGGGAATGATATTACTGATCCTTCCAATTATCCTTTTTACTTAATGGACGGTACACCGGTATGGTATGATTCCTATAAGCGATGCCCTACATTGTACACGGTTGTCTATCTGGCCGGATATGGTGAAATCGCTGCTGATCCTGAAAGCGGTGTACTGGAAAGTAATTTAGTATTACCGGAAGGCTTAAGGACCGGAATAATGAAACTGGTGCAAACCTATTATAACCACCCTGACGACATTGAAGTATCAAGTATTCGCGGTGCTATGGCGTTAGATGAAAATTCTATCAGAACATTCAGACGGTTCAGGAGGAACCCGCTGTTTTGATCTTTAACCGTAGAATTTCCATACAGCAATGCACCCAAGATCCGGACGGACAAGGGGGTTTAACTGAGCCTGTTTACACCGAGTACTGGCAGACCAACGCCTATTTAAACCCGTTAACGGCAGGTAAAAAGCTGGAGGATAACCAAGCCACGTTAAACAATGCGGTAGTATTTACTGTACGTTTCCGCAGGGATAAAGAGGTAACAAAAGACATGCAGGTAATTGATGCCCACACGGGATTGGTTTACCAGGTTACAGCCGTGACCGAATTACACGACAAAAGAGATTTATTAGAAATAAGAGGAACCACAAAACAATAATTTATGAACGCAAGTGAATTTTTACGTGACAAAGGAATACTGGGCGACTTCTCAGAAGATATAGATATCACAATTGAGGGCGCAGGTACATTCAAGTTTACCGAGCTATTGGAAGAATACGCCAGGTTAAACCAGAATGTTACCGTGATCAGCAAAAAGGCGATCCGCAAACACCTGGAAAAGAAAGAAGCGGTTAACTAAATTATGACAAGCGGCATAAACGGCATACCTGAACTGATCGCCAAGCTTCAGAAGTACGGGGAAGATACCGAGCTTATGGCTAAACAGGAAGTACAGACCGCAGGGTTGGAAGTTGTTGCTGCCATGGTAAACGATGCGCCGGTTGATACCGGGAACCTTCGCCAGCTCATTATGAGTGAACCGGCCAACAATGATCTAACAGCCATTATTGAAAGCAGGGCCGACTATTCTGATTACATGGAATATGGTACAGCGGCGCACGTTATCGAAGTCAAAACGGCCAGCGTATTAAGCAACGGCAAAACCTTCTTCGGCAAGCGTGTAAACCATCCCGGGACGCAAGCGCGACCTTTCTTTTTTCATAATATGGATGCCGGATTAGCCTCTTTAAAGGCCAAATTGCAAGAAATACTAAAAAATATCAAATAAATCTCTCTCGCGCGAATATAATATTTGGTATTTATAATAAAAATACCTATTTTTAATACGTGAAAGCCGGGTGCGGTTGAGTGAGTAAGAGTGAGAAAGATTAGTGCGGATGCGTGAGATTGGGAGTGTTTTAAGATCGGCTTACTATCAGAAGTTAAACGGGTCGGTGACGTTGGATGGCGTCACCATTCCTGTTTTTGATAGCTTCGTGCCTGACAAAACAGATTCTTCAAAATCCTTTGCTTACATACTTCTTTCCACGTTAAGCGAAGTTCCAACAAGCCAGACAAACAAGGATAATTTCAGTTCAGAGATTGCTTTTACGGTTGACGTAAGAACAGCATCGACGCAGCCAACGGGCTTCAAGAAAGCTGATCTGTTAGCGGATATCGTTAAGACTTTGATCTGCCCGCATGATCCGGATGATTACCTGGATTTATCACCTGACTTTCAAAACGTAAAAACAGAACAACAAATGAGTAATACGGTAACTGAAAAAACCGATACTCAATTTGTGTATAGAAAGATTATACGATTTAAACACACAATATTACAATTAAACTAAAATGCCAGCACAAGCAGTCTATAACGGTACGACCGTTTTAAGTAAAATCAAGCAGGGCGCGAGTTACAAAGCAATAGCCGCAGCCTTAAACTCATCGTTGGAGTTAACCTACAAAATGCTTAACACTACCTCTAAGGATAGTGGAGCAGGAGAAGAGCAGATCCCGGATCGTTACACCTGGAAAGCAAGCGGAAGCGCGAACGTTAACGACGATTCAGCGGTGGGCGCAACAGGCGTAAGCGCAAAAGTGTTTTCAGATGCGTTCCTTAATAAAACGATTATCGATTTTACTTTCAGTTCTGCTGATTCAAAGATTTTTTACGGTGGACTTGGTTACTTAAGTTCATTTAAGATCACTTCGGATGATGGTAAGATTGTAACCTTTGATTACACAATAGAAGGAACTGGAACACTTGTAGACGTTGCTCCATAATGCAAGATACTAACGTTATAAATACCCCTGTAGGGCGTTTAAAGTTTAACAACTACGCCCTACAGCAATTAGGTTTTCTTGATGTTGGGCCAACTGCGGTAATTAATAAAATTGTCGAGAAGTTCCAGGGAAAACCTATTGCTATTTGGTATAAACTAATTAAAGCAGGTCGCGAGGGGTATGAGTTTGAATACGGAGATGATGGCGATGAAGGTGATATTGAATGCGAGATCGATAAGAAAGCCATAAAAAGATGGTTATCTAACGGGTCGACAGGGGATTACGACGCTATTATGTCGGCTTTCTATGAGGCTGTTAAAATACCCGAAGAGCTGCAAAGAATATCATCAAACCAATCAGCCAATATTTCCGAGGGTGAAAAAAAAAGCCCGAAACCTTCGACGAAGTAAGGGAAATAGCTCTTGTAGAGCTTGGTTTAAAGACTAGAGAATACTATTGCATGACATGGTATGAGTACAATTGCGCTTATACCCATCATATGAAGAAGGGTTACGAATTATTAAGCATCGGCAGGTTGGTAAGTTATTTCATACTCAATACACAATCTGCAAATCCTTTTAAACAGAGTATTACGGACTGGATGCCATTAGCAACAGATTTAAAAGCTAAAAAAGTAACCGAGGAAGTGACACAGGAAAAGCTTGAAGAAATAATAAAACAACACCAACAAATATTTAAGAAACATGCCTGATCTCGTCGCAACCATAGGAGCGGATCTTACTCAAATGCAGACCGCTTTAAATCAGTCCACTCGTGCACTTAAGCAGTTTGGAGCAGATGCGGGGAATGCCGCTACACAAGCAGGGCAAGCATTAGAAAAAGCAAATCAATCTGCTCTTTCTGCTTCTATGCGAATGCAACAAATGAGATCCGGATTATCTGCCGCGCGTGATGGTATGTTGGCTTTCGCAGTAGGTGGACAACGGGCTGATATGATGCTTATGGCAATGGGTCACCACATCAACACGCTTTATGAATCTACAGGATCTATTGGAGGCGCGTTTAAATCACTTGGTTCTTCTTTGTGGGGGCCAGGTGGTGTGATATTGGGGTTAACAGTAGCTTTTGAGGCTTACCAGCACTTTGCAAAGGCAGAAAAAGAGACCTATGAAGTAAATGAACACTTCAAAACTTCAGCCGAAGCCTTGCATTCCGTAATAAATAATTTAGACGGAGGTTTTCATAAAGCTGTCCAAAATCTTGACGAGTTAAAGATTAACCTGGGCTTAGCCAAAGACGGAATGATATCCAAAAATGAAGTTGTAAAAGAATACAATGACACGATGGGTAAAACAGTTGGTAAGGTTAAAACACTAGCCGAGGTTGAGGATAGGTTAATAAAAGACGGTCCGGATTATATCAAAATGATGATGTTAAAGGCCGCAGCTACTACCGCATTAAAAGAGGCGGCTGATAAAGCAGTGGAAGCAGCTAAAATACAAGCTCAGCCGGACGAAGTTGCAATACCATATTTATATTCTGGTTTAAAAAACTCAACTGACACAAACGTTTTAAAAGACTATAAGAAAATAGCCCAAAAGAGCAGGGACGAAGCATCTTCCGAATATAAGAAAGATCAAACCATGCTTGAAAAAATTGGCGCGGATTTCCAGGCACAAGCTGCAGGAATAGCGGCAAAACATCATTGGAACTTCTTAGATAATACTGGCGAAAAGAAAACGCCAAATACGCTTATCCAGCAGCTTGAAAAGCAATTACAAGAACTTCAGGATGAAGAAAATAAATGGATAGAAGCCGGACACCATCAAGATTTCTACAATCTGACAGACCGGGAGCGCAATATCAATGCAATTATAGAAAAGATTGAGAAACTAAAGGAAGCCGATAAAGGAGTTGCGATGCCTACAATTAAGGGATTAGGCAAGGAAAGTATCCATGAAGATACTAAAATGACTTTACTGCCATCGGCTGATGATTTTGAAAAGGCTAAGAAGGGGCTTGCGGATTACAATGAAATGCAAACTCAAGCCTATTTAGAAGAACAAAACCTAAACAGGGAAACCAAGACAAGCAATTTAGTTTTTAAGGAGTTAACCAGAACCATCGGAACAGGACTAGCCGGAGCATTTGAAAGTGCCATGAATGGAACTGAAACCTTTGTTTCGGCAATGGGGCATTTCATTACTCAGCTAATAGAAAAACTACTAGCCGCTGCCGCTGCTGCCGCTTTGCTTGCTGTATTGTTAAATGCAACCGGTATAGGTGCTTTATTAAATATTTCAAGCGGTGCTAGTAGCTTCGGAGGCCTATTCGGCGCTATTAGTGGTTTTTCAGGATTAATGGGCGGGGGGAGCGGCTCAAATATTCCAAAGTACGCTAACGGAGGTATCACTACCAGAGGTCACTTAGCCATGGTAGGCGAGGGAAAAGAAAAAGAAGCCATCATGCCGCTTTCCAAACTTAAAAACTTTGTGAATACAAACGGGGGTGGTGGCAGTATGGAGCTAAGAACAAGGATCAGCGGATCAGATTTATTGATCTGGACGGAGAATGCGAATAAACAAAAAAGGAGAATAGGCGGTTAATTATGGCAATAGTTCAAATAGACGCATTTGAAGGGATAAGAGCAGACGCAATAAGCGAACACCCTACGGTATATATTAACACGGTGACTAACGAAGTAACTGTTGCAGGTAGTACCGTAAGTACTTATACCACGTTCCACCGGACCTATGCGGCAGGCGCAACCATCCCTTATTCTTATATCAATAACGGGCAAAGAGTAACATTAACAGCTTCCAATACTTCACCATTTGCAACGGCCAGTTTAGCGGCAACGGTTTCCGATATAACTTTATTATCCGTTATTTCTACAGATGAAACAGCAACCTCAGCGGCCGACGGAACGATCCACGCGATTGCACGAAGCAGCTACAACGGCATATACTTCACCCTGACCAAAAGCGGATTTACGGCTTCAAGCGTTACCGGTGTTTTTACCGGACTTGCGCCAGGTACTTATACTTTAACTGTAACGGATAGGGCCGGATATACCGCAACGCAATCTGTAACGATTAGCGCCTACTCGGGATCGGGAACAGTCTACGGAGAGCGTTATTTTATACAATTCGTTTCTTCTCAAAATAACTCAAACGTTTTTAAGGTTTCCTTTAAACAAAAAGGGTACACTGGAAGTACAACACAATTAAAGCCGGGATCAGTACCGTATGTTAAAGACTATCTTAATAACGGCGCCGATAAATATTCACCGATCATTGCCAGCGTACTAAGTATCAACTTAATCAACGAAGGATCGTTCACCATGGCTGATTTCTATTCCAACGATGAAAGGCAATGGAAAGTAGAACAGTTCTATAATGGATCATTAGACTGGCAGGGCTGGATCATCCCGGACGAAATCTATGATTCTTATATCGATGGTAATTACGAGGTATCGTTAAAAGCAACTGACGGACTGGAAAGTTTATCGGGGTTTCCATTTGCTGATACAGCCGGGCAACCGTATTTAGGGCACAAAAAGTTAACTGATATCCTGCAAATCTGCCTTAAGAACTTAGGATATAGCGCAACAAAAAGAATTATCTGTTCTATAATCAGCGACCAGGATAACGGGTCTTATTACCAATATCCGAATACTTATTTGTACGGAGATTTGTTTTATGATGATAATTTAAAGCCTGACGATTGCAATACGGTAATTACCAAAATCTGTACTGCTTTAGGCTGGACCTTAAAACAAGTTAAGGGTAACTTTATCTTTTCATTGGCTAACGACCTGATCAGAACAAGCGGAAGCCGGATCGTAACGGAGTATGATGCAAATTTTAATTTTGCTTACGATTCCAGCAGTTTTCCAACGTTAAAATCCATCGGCAAAAGAGGCGATTATAAGCCATTAAGCGGGACCGTAAAAAGGTTTGACAAAGCATTACCAAGCGTATCAGTTAAACATGACTTTTCAAAACCTGCCATTTACAATACCAACAGATCCTTTGAAGTTGGCGCAACCGATGGGGGTTATCCATCTAATTTCGTGTTTGCTCATAATAACGGTGACACCTCGGTACATGAATTGAAGTTTGTGCCATACGCTTATGATGGAAGCTTTATCTTCAGGAGCCATGGCACAGGCAGCACGCTTTCGGGTTCGTTCATGCCTTATTCTGATAGCCAGATGAACGCGGTTCAGATCGTTGATAATAATTTAAAATTCAAGATCACCCTGCAAAGCTATGGAAACGACACAGCACGAGTAACGCCACCATTTTCAAACTTTTATATCACTTTTACCCGTAACGATTTTAAGAAGTTCTTTCTTCAGCCGGATGGCACATGGATAGACGAAGCGGTTTTTGTAAATGAATATAACTGGGAATTCTGCCGCATATCGGCACCTAACAATTTAGCGCAATGGACGGAATATAGTCTTGAATCGGCTAAGATACCGGGAATAGGTTATATTACTTTTGGCATACTTCCATCAAGGGCAGCAGATGAAACCATTGACAGCAACGGCAATCCGGTTTATACGGAGTTTGGGCCGGGGTCAAATAACACAACCTGTTATGTTGATTATGATGCCATTGATGTGACGGTTACAGAATACAGCGGTAACGATTTAACGGGTGATACCTGGCAGATATTGAACAAATCGGGCATATTCTTAGGAACGGAAAAACCCATCGATTCAGCTTTATACGATAACATCAACAACCCAAACCTAAGCGGCAATATTTACACAAACAACGCTGCTGGCATGGTGATCAGCAACGCATGGAAGATCATCGGCAAATCAGAGCCTTATGCTTCATTGGGCAAGATCACAGCGATTGCCGTTTTAACCAACTATCAGCATCCGGCTATTATAGTGGAGTGCGATATATTCAGCGATGATGTATCACCGGATATGACATTTAGCATACAAGGCATATCTGGAAAGGTGTTCATGCCGGTAATGTTCCGCCATGAACCGAGGAAAGGAACGGCAAAAATGACGCTTATTGAAATAATAGATGATACTTTGTTATATAACTATAAATACACGCCTAATTATGCAAAAAATATAAGAATAGTCAATAATTAAGGCTAAAATATTTAGTTAATACGGTTGTAATTTATTATATTAGTGTCGGATTTAGTGTTGAGCGATAAGTGATTAAGGGTAAAGATCTGTTTTTATATATTAAGGTGGCTGGCGTTCCAACTGCCGTAGCTTACGCTCAAAATTGTGAGCAAACAATTACAGCAGACGCTATTGAGTGTACCACTTTCGGAAGCAATTCCTTCAAGGATTATGTGTATGGAGATCGCGGTTATACGCTCACTCATACCGGCTTAACAACAATTCAAAAAAACTATTCTTCTTTAGCGCTTCAACAAGCGATCATTAACGGCACCAAAATAGATTTTGTTTTTGGTGGACTAGATCCCGCGAATGGTGTATTCTATTCCGGTACGTGTATGATTACACAAACCGATTTAGATAGCTCTTATGATGGGATTTCTACGTTTAAAGCAACTCTTTTAGGTTGCGGGGCATTGGCAATCAATCAATCAACAACCACTACAACTATATACGCCAAAGGATTTAACGGTAGTGTTATCCCATCGTGTGCCGTTGGTGGTACACCAAGTACTTTATTCCCTTGTGGGGTTTATAACGTAAATGGAGTTTATTTAGGGGCGGCAACTACTGCAGCAAACGTTGTAACGCTTTGGAACGCTGATACAGTGAACCAGACTTACGGCGTATTGAGTGCAGGGCCGAACGGGTGCAGTTATGTTTTAACAAGTCCTTTTTCTGTAGATAGATTACCTGACTTTATTTTATTGGAAGCTGGCTTTAGTTTATACTACGGTCCATCTGCTGCGATACCGGTTACTGGCTCTGATATTCTGGCGTTAAATCAAACCATTTTCGCACCAAGCTTAACATTAAATACTGGCACCACTAATTCAGTATTCAGTATTGTCATACAAACAAGCAAAACAATTTCAGCGGTCACAGATCTTGACGCAGGAGGATTCAGTGATATTAAATCGCTTTATACAGTCCAGGGAACGGTCACGATTAGCGAGGTAGTTTATAATATTTATACAATGGTAAATGCTTTACCATATTCAACCAATCACAGACATCAATTTACTTTAAACTAATGGCGGGGTACGAAATAGCCGGGGGGATTAAGAATTTACAGGGAGGGCCATTAGATACATTAAGAGGCCCATACGCAGACGTAGCAACAGCGTGTGCGGCTATTCCAAACACTGTCATTAGCGGGGTTAACTATAGACTCGGTAAAACCGTGGAAATTGGCACACCTGGGAATTTAGTAACCTATTGGTGGAAAGGAACCGGTAATTTCCTAGACACTGATTTAGTCCCTACATACAATGACGCTGTTGCGGTAGTTCAGCCAACAATCGACGTAGTAAACAGGTCTATTCAAAAAGATACCGCCAACCCGATTGAAACAAAGAACTATTCAACCGGTGCTTTATCGTTGTCGACTTTTGGTGCAAGCACGGATATTTATGCATGGGGATTCCCTATCGGTGTAAAGCCTGAGTTTAAAAAGATAGGCTTAAAAATAGGTACAAGGGGGACTGATCTTACTTCGGTTCAGGTCCGCATAAAAGAGATTAATGCCAGCGGAACTGTATTGGCAACGAAAACGCAAACGGTTGCTGTGCCCGCTAGTACGGGCTCTATAGATTTGTTTGTAACCCTGGATGCTTCCGTAATTTCCACTAAGCGGCTATATATGGAGGTTCTTGGTAATGCGCCTTTGTACGTATTTCGTACCGGTACAACCGCCTCAATATTTACCGCCGCAGCCGGGTATCCTATAACGGTTTCCAGCACGACAAACAACATGAGCCAAACGCTGCCGACATCGGGCAGTAACCTTGATATTGGATCGTTTGCTTATGAGATAACCTATAATATCATAGGTACGTCGGAGCTTACAAAGATCATCCAAAACACACCGTTAATACTACCGCAGCCGGTTTCCGACGCTTCAACAGTTACAAACCAGGTGCTTAAAATGTCACCTGTCCAACAGGCTGACTTTGTTTCAACGCCGGACGCCATCGGCCCGCAGGGCGGTACGTTTTACGGGATAGGTTTCCCGGTTGGGGTTATTCAGAATTTTGACCGGGTTTCAGTAAAAATTTATCAGTCCGCAAGTTCAACGCCTGCACCAACCAAAATAAAACTTGTTTTAAGGAAAGTTAATCATGCCGGGGCCATCGTTGCAACGGCTGAATTAACGGGCCTTTCATTGGTGTTAAACGCCAATCAACTAACCTGGGTGTTTGATAGTATTGTACAAAACACTGCCGGTGACAGGCTTTATCTGGAAATGTTTTCAGATGGTAAATTAGGGGCTTACAGGCGTACCGGATCATCAGGAATTACGTTTATCGCCGCGAATGGTTACCCGCCATTTGCAACAACTACTACAACCGACGCTTATACCACAAGCGCATTAACGGACACAGCAACCTTTTACGATTTTTGGTTTGATTTTACGCAGTTCGTCTACATGCCAGCCTTTACCGAAACGGGTAGGACATTGTTTGGCACTTCCGGCAGCAGTGGTGGCGGTACATCATTACCGGCAAATAATAAACGCTTTTCTTTTGCCGGTAGCTCGGTAACATGGGGTGATGGATTTTTGCAGAGTGGTTTTGTAAGGGATGCTATTAAGCGTATTCAATTAGCCGCACAGACCATATTACCGACCGGCTTAGCTATAACGGGCCAAACTGCAAAAACATACCTGACAGATAGAAAACTGTTTTATAGTACAGGAATTAAGATCGATGGATTGAACGCAGAAGCGGCCTTTAGTATAACCGGTGACGAGTTAACCATTTGCCAGCAGATCCAGCGGAACAACACTAACGCATCGGTAATGCAGGTATATGCAGATAACGTACTGATCGGCACATTTAACAACTTTAATAATACGGCCATAGGTACAGCAACCGCTAATTTCACCGGTGACGGAACCACAACAAAGTTTGACTTAGGCAGATGCTTTACTTTCGGCCATACTTTGACTGTTGGCGGCGTGTCGAAAGTGATCGATATGAATACGCAAGGTTCCAGTTATGCTTTCCCTGGCACTACAGATGCGGTGATCGTTCGCAAATATGGTAATGACAGCAATGGTAAGCCGGTTGTGCATCACTGGGTATACTTTAAGGTTGCACCGGCAAGCGGAGCGGCTATTGTGATTCCTTATAGCTATGGCGAAGAGATCAGCTATGAAAAAACTACCGTTGGCAAAACAGCGACAGGCATTTTAGAAAGCTCTTATGGTGATGGTGACCTAAGCTTCGACACTACAGCGCCAACAGCGGTTTCAAGTGGTTTGGATTTCCGCAGAACGGATGACCGGTCTATTGTACAATTCAGGTTTACCGACAACAAAACAAGGGCTATCCGGATCAAGATAAGCGGTAACTATGGCTCTGCATCAGGCACGCCTTATTTCACGTTCAACTTTGCAACAAACAAATTTTACCACTTCCAGAATGCAGGAATTGGGGGGTATGAAATATTTGCCCTTGCAAATAACCTAGACATTGAAAACAATCTTTCATGGCAACGGATCACCGAATTTAGGCCGGATTACCTGATCATTGACACTGCGCCAAACGAGGATTGGAACGTGCAGGGCCACAAGCTTTACACCAGCTTTGCGGGTACTTCCTTAACTGATTTGCGCAGGCAGGTAACGATGCCATTGAGAACGATCACTTATAATTCAGGTCCCGACAATTACGACTGGACGCGATGGGTTGGAAAAATATCAGCTATCGACGATACCAGTGTAACGCTGCAGGTTGACAGCACCCACGTAGTCGCAACCAATCCCGTACAGGGCGATTTGATGCTGATCGGCAGTTATTATGGTGATAACCGGGAATGTATAGCCCGTATTGTTGATACCTACAACA